TTTTTTATGTGCTAAATAGCTCTATCACAATGGAATTATATTATGGATTATAATCCTTATTCTCCTGAGTGGCATCGAAAAAGGTATCTAAAAGAAGCACTCTTCAAATACCTTGACGACTACGTTGAGAATGATATCATTATAAATGATATCAAAGATATACTTCACAGTAGATCTGATGAAGCGTACAAAGAGTATACTAAACTCAATCAACTATCTGCCAAACTCAGTAAAGAATAACAAATGCTTTCAACCCAATACCGACTCCGACTAGAGTCTATCTGTAAACAGATCGTAGATGGTGAAAATGTCAAACTAGATGACATGATTTGGGCACAAAAACTAGCAAAAAGAAATACCACTGCTGCCACTTGGATGCGACAAGCACGACAGAAAGCAGCAAATCCTGACATGAAGAAGGGAGGGACAGATGATTTTCTGAATAAGATGGGGTTAGGAGAACCCGACCCATCTGATTATAGAAGCGGGTTCAATAGTGCAGATGACATTGGTGAATGGTTTAACAGAGAGAAACCTGACGACTGGAGACAACGAGACTAATGGCAAATTGGTATCAAGACCAACTAACAAACAGAAACTTTCTTTCCCCTATAGGATATCTTTTCCTATTAGATAAGGCAAAGAAGGTATCTTTTTTATGTCAACAAGCACAGATTCCTGCACTAAATTTAGGTGAGGTTCTTATTCCTACTGCAGGTTTAGTCCCTTTACCCAGAGAGGGAAATCTACAGTATGGTGATTTAACTGTTGAATTTATTGTAGATGAAGATCTAAGAAATTATATGGAGATTCATAACTGGATGCGTGCATTAGGAACTCCACAGTATTATGATGAACGAACTGCATGGAAAACTAAGTTTAGAGATTCTCCTTCTCAAGACGTACGTTTTTCTGATGCTACTCTACAAGTATTAAACAATAATAATCTAGCAAACTTTGATGTTGTATTCAAAGATCTATTCCCTGTAGAACTATCAACTCTAACGTTTGATGTTGCAAGTGAGGATAATTCATTCATGACTGCGGAAGCAACTTTTAAATATACTTTATATGAAATCAGAGACGTAAACCAGAAAACTAGAAGATGAAGTTTAATATATTTAAGTTTGAGAAAACATTTGGTGGTATAGATAATTGGTATACCAAATCTAAAAGATGGGCAAAGAAACAATCACCTTGGTTATCTCATTTAATTACAGGTGTTATTGAATGGTTGCATAAATTGTGGATTGATGGTAAAATACTTATGGCTATGGACGACGTTGATCGTCAAGCAAAAACCCTATTAGAGGAATGGGAAAAAGATGACAGACAAAGCACCCCACACATCGTGGAGACAGGAGTATTTGGAGATGAAGGCTGGTCTCTCGAAATTACAAATCCAATTGTTGAAAGAAGGTCCGAATCAACTAGCACAGGCATGGCTCCTCCAAGCGATGCACAACGACTACAACAAGATGAAGGGGATAACTCCAAAGAAGAGTAGAGAGTCTGGATATCAAACATCATTGAAGGAATGGTTTGCTAGTAATAAGGATCAGGGTGTATGAATCTTGAAACTATTCAAGAGATGTGGAAGAAAGATAGTGTAATTGATGGTGACTTATACTGCGAAGAGTCTACAAAAATTCCACAACTTCACATGAAATACATGGAGTTTCATAATACTTTTTCTCTGATGAAAAAGGAGAAAGAGTTAGATATGAAACGTCTTATCAAAGAGAAATGGTTATATTATAAAGGTAAAGCACCATCCTCTGTATATAAGGAAATGCCATTTGACTTTAAACTGACTACAAAAGAAGAGATTAATATGTTTATTGAATCAGATGATGATATAATGAAACTACAATATAGAATAGACTACATAGAACAGACTCTATTGTATCTTGATAGTGTATTGAGGATGATCAACAACCGTAATTTTCAAATCAAGAATGCGATAGACTGGGAAAAATTTAAGAATGGATTTTAATGAAATACGGATTGCCCTACAAGGAAGTTATTTTCAATACAAAGGCACAGGTTATAGTTAACAAGGTAATTTCATATAGACATAGATGGACTAGAGGACAAATTGTTAGTGGCACAAAATCAAATAGAAGTTCAGAGATAGCATGGTTAGGAGACAGAGAACTTCTTGCCATGCTTCTTCGTATGATTAAAAAAATAAATGAAGATGCTCGTTGGAATTTAAAAATTACAGGTGTCGAACCAGTTCAGTATGGTAGATATGGTGAAGGAGATTTCTATGATTGGCATATAGATGAACACGCACAACCAATAAACGGAAATGTGAGAAAGATTAGTATGACACTCTTTCTAAATGAGGACTACGAAGGAGGCGAGTTTGATTTGGAGATATATAAACCAGAGACTGATCCAAGATATAAAACTTTTAAGTCAAAAGCAGGATCTGCTATTTTCTTTCAAAGTGATCAATGGCATAGGGTACGTCCTATCATCTCAGGAACTCGTGAATCTTTAGTAGCATGGTTTTATGGACCTCCTTATTCGTAAAAAGAATGAAGTCTATCTCAAAGTTGAGGCACAACCTCACATTAATTATGAGTTAGCAGACTTCTTTACCTTTGAAGTTGAGTCTGCAAAATACATGCAAAAGACTCGAAGGTATAGAGGTTGGGATGGAAAGATTAGATTATTTTCCCCTGCAACAGGAGAGATATATTGTGGTCTTGTAGATTACTTAACTGACTGGGCAAAAGAAAAAGGATATGAATATGAAATAGAGAGTGATGAATACTTTGGTCACCCCATTACAGAGAATGAACTAATCACTCCCAAGTCGGTTGTAGGTTTTGTAAGATCACTGCATCTGCCCCCGACTCTTGAGGTAAGGGATTATCAGTATAAGGCAATTTACGAAGCACTAAAATACAACAGACGATTGTTGCTGTCCCCCACAGCGTCAGGAAAATCTTTGATGATTTATGCATTGGTTAGATTTCATCTAAATGTTGATCGTAATATTCTAATTGTAGTTCCTACCACATCTCTTGTCGAGCAAATGTATGGAGACTTTGAAGCATATGGTTGGATGGCAAAGAAAGATTGCCATAGAATATACGCAGGACAAGACAAATATACTGATCATAAAGTAATAATTACCACTTGGCAATCTATTTACAAAGAACCTAGAGCATGGTTTGAAAGATTTGATGTTGTCATTGGTGATGAAGCACATCAATTCAAAGCAAAGTCTTTGACTACATTGATGTCTAAGTTACATGATTGTAAATACCGTATAGGATTTACAGGAACATTAGACGGTGCTAATGTCAATCAACTTGTATTAGAAGGTTTGTTTGGTAGATGCTCACAAGTTACTAGAACTAATCAATTAATGAAGGAAGGGCATATTGCCAAACTAAAAGTCAAGATAGTTCTCTTAAAACATGAAGAAAAACTATTTGAAGGTTATCAAGATGAGATTGATTACTTAATTGAACACGAAGGACGAAATAAATTTATTCGCAATCTTGCCTGTGATGTCAAGGGAAATACTCTTGTCTTGTTCAATTATGTAGAACGTCATGGCGAACCTCTTTACAATTTGATAAATAGTCATACAGACAGACCCGTGTTCTTTGTTCATGGGGGTGTAGATGTCGATGACCGCGAAGAAATTCGTATGTTAACAGAGGCATCAGAAAATGCAATCATCATTGCATCGTACGGTACGTTTTCTACTGGCATCAATATTAAAAACTTACACAATGTTATTTTTGCTTCTCCTTCTAAATCTCGGATTCGTAATTTACAATCTATTGGACGAGTATTGCGGAAGGGAGACAATAAATCAAAAGCAACTCTATATGATATTGCTGATGATGTCTCAACAGACAGAGGCAACAACTACACGTTGAATCACCTGATGGAAAGAGTCAAAATTTATAATGAAGAAAAATTTCAGTATGAGATCATAGACGTCAAAGTAAAAACTTATGATTAATTACGCAAAACACGACGAAGAATTTCACGGTATATTCAAACTGGTTAGTGGGGAAGAAGTCCTTGCTAAGGCGGTTCTTACTGAGGACAAGGGGGAAACTCTATTGTTTATATCTGATCCTGTTAGCGTATTGCCAATCACTAAAGAAATTGGCGAGCAAAAAATATTGAGAGGTATGGGTTTTAGTAAATGGATTCCAATGTCTGATGAAGAATTTTATATTCTAAGAGAAAAGGATCTTATAACCATGGCAACAATGAGTAAACCTGTTCAACTCATGTATGAAGCATTTATTATTGGAGATGACGCACATGAAAGAAAAATGAAAGAGCGTCAAGTTCCACCCTCGATTGCTGAAGGATATCTAGGAAACACAAAAGAGATCCGCGCTTTGCTAGAAAAAATATTTAAAAAGTAAGTAATATATTTCCCTGTCAACCCTTACAGTGTTAGTATACATGTTCTTGACAGGTTTGTCAAGTATGCTATAATACATACAAAGCAGAAAACATATGCCAAAAGCAGCCCCAAAGAAGCGACAACACTATGTTGATAACAAGGAATTCCTTGCAGCAATTATAAAGTACAAGGAAAAGGTTGAACACGCTAAAGAGAAAGGTCTTCCTAAACCTCGTGTCAATGACTACATTGGTGGTTGTTTCTTAAAGATTGCTACTCACTTATCATATAGACCAAACTTTATTAATTACATGTATAAAGATGATATGGTTTGTGATGGTATAGAAAACTGTATTCAATACATTGATAATTTTGATCCCAATAAATCAAGGAATCCTTTTGCATATTTTACACAAATTGTATACTATGCATTCCTAAGACGTATTGCAAAAGAAAAAAGACAGATGGATATAAAAGAAAAGATCATAGAAAAATCTGGATACGATCATGTATTTACAGTTGACGGAGACGCAAGTTCAGAGTATAATCAAATTAAGTCCCGTGTCGAAATGAATTCTAAACGATGAAGATTCTCTTAATCACAGATCAGCACTTTGGAGTTCGTAATGACAATCAACATTTTATCAATCATTACAAAAAGTTTTATAGTAACATTGTAATTCCTTTTATCAAAGCATCTGGTATTCAACAGATCCTTTGTCTGGGTGATACTTTTGATCGTCGTAGATTCATTAACTTTATGTCTCTAAACGAATCAAAAGAAATGTGGTTTGATCCATTAAGAGATATGGGTATTCCCATGACCATGCTTGTTGGCAACCATGACATATACTACAAAAATACTCTTCGAGTTAATGCCCC